CTAGATACAGCTCTAACTTCAGTATCTGAAAATCTATCAATAAATAGTTGATCAGATAAAGGAATGGTCATACTTCTAAGAAGTAAAGGCCACTCACCTGAACCTATGGTATCTATATACTTGGCTTTTTTAGATAAATCTAAATAATCCTGTTCTATAGATCCGTAGGCATCAGTAAGAGGTACTTTAGTAAGCTGCTCTAGTAAAGGATCAGTGAAGAACTCTGGTAAACCAGTAATATACATTAAGTAATTCTGGGCAAGTAAACCTAACGGTTTACCTTTACCAACTTCTGGTTGTGATTCAGAGAATATCTGTACCATAATATTAGCTAGGATATTAGTCCCAACTAAATCATTTATGGGTGGTAAGTTGAAACCTAACTGCCTAGAGATCTCATTATGAGCTTCTCCAGCCGGTTTAGTTCCCCTTATCACTTGGATAATTCTTGACAAAGCATATGATTTTTTATATGCCTTATCTTTCACTCTAGAAGGTAAGTTCCTTACTCTTCCTAAGAAGTCTGAAATACTTTCTTCAATAATGAAATTCCATCCTTTATCCTTCTCTTGAAGTAATAATGCAGTCATTAAATCACATGACTTCATACTATTTCTAAGAGAGGAATAAGGAAATGGAGTTATCTCCACACCCCTGTAAATTAGCCTTTTGGCAAACTCACAGAAATGAGGTGATATATGAGATTTAGTTAGTTGTATTTCTACTCCTAGCTTTCTCATAATTTCTAAATATTGATTAGCAACTTCACTATCACCTATTAGGACATCATCACCTAAAAGAACATACTTTAAGTTCTTAAATGGTATCTTTAGTTTAACACTTATATAGTAAAATATATAATGGTGAGCTAAAGTAAATGATGCCCAAGAGGAATAGGCTCCCATAGGATTACCGACAGTATAGGATATCTCCTGGTTATCAACCATAAATGGTTGACCAACCATAAGATATCTTCAACTATCGACATATTCCTCTGGAAGATGACTCCTTAAAACATAAGATATTGTCTTTATTGGGAATCTATCTGTAGCATTAGATAAATCTAAGCTATAAAATATATCCCAAGACTCTATTTTCTGTTTAAAACTAGATTGATCAAACGTACAGTCTTGTGGAATCTTTTTTAATACTCTAAAGAGATAAGTATGCAAAGGTTTTAGAACTGTTTGACTAAAGTAGTCAAGTATTCCTATAACCCTTGTTTTACCTTCTTTATCAGAGAAATAAGTAAGTTTCCTTAGAATTAAATTCCCTGGTTTTACACCAAAGAATTTAATAATCACAAGACTATATTTTTGTAAACCCTTAATCAAGTTACCTATCACTTCTCCACCCATATAGATGATACAGTCTAATGCTTTTGACGGCATAGATATGAAATCACTCATAAAGGTAGATAAAGCATGTCCGTTCGGACCTGACTTTGTTGAAAAGTGATATTTCTTAAATCTTAACGATTTAGGAACTCTTGTTAGAGGTCTGTAACCTAAGTATCTCCAAAACCTTTTTCCATAAACTTCTAAAAACTTAATATCTATTCCATTAAATGGATCTGATATTGTTTTTAAGTTTGGTTGAGGTCTTGTCTTCAAAGATCTTGTACTAAATAATACGGTATTAATTAGCCTTATCACACTAAAGTGATAAGGGTGATTAATATCTTGTACTATTGGTATCAAATCTTTTAATACCTTAGGTATTCCAGATTTAGTTAATTTAATACTTGACTTTTTAACAGGGTTACCCTCAAGAAATTTTAGGAATGAAAGTCTTACAGCTTTATTATAAGCTATTAGACCAACAACTCCTCTATTCTTCAGGACTTTCCTCTGTTCTGAGATCAAGTGATTAAAATATTGGATAGTCTTAACATCTACTTTTAAAGTAGTGTTTAACCAGCCTATTACTGAAGGGAGGACTTTTAGTAAATAAAAATCTTTTCTCTTCATTGTAGGGTAGTTAATATGTTAATTAGATAAATAGAAATGCACCTTAAGGACCAAATTATAAATTAAAAACTTATAATCCGGGTAATCATTG